GAGTATAGAAAATATACCCTTGAATATTTAAAGAAAACCAAGTATTCAAAAGCCGATCAGGATGCAGCAAACAATGCTCCTACTCACAATTTTGACTTTCGTTGTATTGGAGCCTATTGCAGAATTGCAAACAATGGTGTTACTCTTCCGGATTTCAAATTGATTATGATTGGCAAGCATATTGCAAATATAATTCAAGCAGGAAATGCCAATCCAATTTCTGATGTGCCTACTGCAGAAAAGCCAAAGATCACTATACAGGATAGAATCCATGATCAGGTGTCTGACTATATTGCAGAATTAGAAAATAAAATTGACGATCTATTAGAGAGTCAGACAAAGACAAATTCTGATAAATTTGTTTTTGATGTTGCTGCTTGGACAAAGCAAAAAGAAATCAAGTCTGTACAGGCTCACATGATTGCTGAAGCCTTTAAGCCAAGAATCCTTGAATTGATGGAAGCACTTTCTGGCACTGATCCAGATTTGAAGCAAGCATATTCTTGGCTATCAAAACCAAAATTGAAGAAGTTCTTAGAATTTCATCAGAACATTGTTGACAATTTCGAAGCACAAGCAGAGTTTGCCAAAACAATGCGGAAGCCAAGAAAGAAGAAAAAGAAGAAACCTGAGCAGATAGTTGCTAAGTTGAAGTATCAAAAAGATTTGCCACAGTGTGGTATTACTTCTGTTGATCCAAGAGATATAATTGGAGCAAAAAAACTAGTGACATTCAATACCAAATATCGTACACTAACAGTATATGAGAGTTCTGCCCTAGTTGATGGATTTACTTTTAAGGGAACCACTCTTCTTGGATTCGATGAGAACAAGTCGAATAGCAAGAAACTGCGGGATCCATTCGGTGTATTGCCTAAAATGATTGGTGGTGTTCGTGCTATCACCAATGCATGGGAATCTATCAAAACCAAACAAACAAAACCAAACGGTAGAATCAATTCTAATACCGTATTGATACAGGTAATTAAATGATATTAATCGACAACACGCAGATCATTCTCGCATCCATCTTCGCGCAATATGCCGGACCAGATGAGGTAGACGAAAATATGATTCGTCACATCGCTCTCAATACATATCGGTATTATCGTAATAGATTTCACGAAGAGTATGGTGAACTTATTATTTGTCAGGATGCTGGCAATTACTGGCGAAAAGATCTCTTCCCGTTGTACAAGCACAACCGAAAGAAAGCACAAAAGAAAGACGAATTCTATTGGAAGCAAGTCTTTGAAACATTGGGAATGATTCGCAATGAAGTTGCAGAATACATGCCATACAAGACTCTGCGGGTAGATCGCTGTGAGGCTGATGACATTATTGCCACAGTCTGTAAGCACTACCATACCAAGGAAAAGATCCTTATTGTATCTGGCGATAAGGATTTTAAACAACTATTCAGATATCCAAATGTTAAGCAATATAGTCCCAATCAAAAGGGATTCATCACTTGCGAGTCTCCGGAAAAGTATCTGTTTGAGCATATTGTCCGTGGAGATTCGAGCGATGGCATCCCCAATATTCTTTCCGATGATGATGTGTTTGCAATAGAAGGTAAAAGACAAAAAGCATTGACTGCCAAGAAAATTGATAGTTGGGCGAACAGTCAACAAATTCCAGAAGAACATAAAAGTAATTGGAATCGTAATCAATTATTGGTAGATCTCTCCTATATACCTGAAGAGTACGAGACTGCAATAGTCTCGGAATATAACAAACCAGTGCTAGCGGATCGTACAAAAATGTTTAATTATTTTGTTGAAAAGGGATTGAAACTTTTGATGAACGATATTCAGGACTTTTAAATTATGCAAAAAATTACAAGATATATTCCAGAAATCATTCAAGATGTTGTTAACGCAAAAACAGCAGATGAAAAGGTTCAAATCCTACAACAAAATGATTCTAAAGGACTGCGAATGATATTGCATTATGCTGTGTGTCCAAAGTATTCTAAGGCATTTAAAATCATGCCAAACTACGAACCAGATGATGCTCCTTTTGGTATGACCATGTCCAATTTGAGTTTGGTTGGTAAGAAATTGCCATATCTCTTCAAAGAACATGAAATGTATGTTGCATCCGATAAAAGACGATTGTCCATCGCATTATCCATGCTAACCTCTGTACATTTTACAGAAGCCGCTCTCTTAGAGCAAATATTCCAACGAGAATTTAATTCAATATCCGCAGACATTGTAAAGAAAGCATTCCCCGATTTATTGTGAGGACACATGGAACAGCCAGATATAAATGAATTGCGTCAGAAAAACATGATAGAACAGAAAAACATGATGCAAAGAGCAGCATCACTGGCAACATCAGTTGCATCTCGTGGTCTATCTAATGCTAGAACTAACGAACAAACCAAACAACTCAGAACTTTGAGTTGTCATGGTGACGCTAACATGTCCCCTTGTTCACAAAGAAAACCTAGTGAGAAATTTGAAGGTTCTTTCTTTTGTGGCGCATGTGGTTGTGGTGACAAGCAAGGAACACAACTTATAGATTTGACGATAGCAGGTAAAGAAAATTATGGTAAATTGGACTATCCAAAGGTTTGGTGTCCTATGAATATGCCAGGATTCCAACCATACAAATCCACAGAGGAAGATCCAATCGAAGTACAGAATCCTCGAAAGAAAGAAATTGAAAATCGTTTCAATATAGAGTATATTACTGATAAGTCCAAACACGGAGAACCTACAAAATGAGCACAGCGACAACCACTAAATTATCGAAGAAGACCTTGGAAATCCTTAAGAATTTTGCTTCGATTAATTCGAACATTCTTGTGAATCCTGGCAATTTAATCACAACAATTTCTCCCGTCAAGAATGTTCTATCGGAAGCAATGGTAGAAGAAACATTCGATGTCCAATTTGGTATTTGGGATTTGAATAAGTTCTTGGGAACTGTCAGTTTGTTCAGTGATCCAGAATTTGAATTCCACGATAAGTATGTTGTAATTTCAAATGCAAACGGATCGTCTGTTCGGTATTTCTACTGTGAACCAAAATTGCTGACTACTCCAAATAAGAAGATTCAGATGCCAACTAGTGTTGTTAGTTTTAAGCTGACACACAAGATCTTTACGGAACTGCAGAAAGCAGCATCAGTTCTGCAACTGTCTGATATTGCAGTTCGTTCAAATGATGGACGAATGGAATTGGTTGCCTTGGATAAGTCCGATGTTACTAGCAACAATTATTCAGTAGATCTTGGTGAATTAGCAACAGATTCTGACTTTGAATTCTACTTCAAGGTTGAAAATCTCAAGATTCTTCCCGGTGATTATAAGGTAGAAATTACTGAAAAGATTGTCAGCAAGTTTACTCATGAGAATATGGATCTTTCGTATTGGATCGCTCTTGAGCCAGATTCCTCTTATAAGGCTTAATATACAATGCAAGTTACAGATGACAACTTTCTGTGGGTGGAGAAGTACCGCCCACAGACGATAGATGATTGTATTTTACCCGACAACCTAAGACACACCTTTAAGGAAATGATTGGTTCTGGAGAACTCCAGAACCTTCTCCTTTCTGGTGGGCCTGGATGTGGCAAGACCACAGTTGCGAAGGCTCTGTGCAACGAATTGGATACCGAATGGATAATCATCAATGCATCCGAAGAAGGAAACATTGATACTGTTCGCACAAAGATTCGTAATTTTGCTAGCACGGTATCTTTGAGTGGCAATCGCAAAGCAGTTATATTAGATGAATTTGATTATTCAAATCCACAATCTACACAACCGGCATTGCGTGGATTCATTGAAGAGTTTTCAAACAACTGCCGATTCATTCTTACTTGCAATTTCAAGAACAGAATCATAGAACCTTTGCATTCTCGTTGTACTTGTATCGATTTTAAGTACACTCCAAAGGACAAGATGAAACTTGGTCCGTTTATTCTTGAGCGAGTTAAGTTTATTCTCGACAATGAAAAGACCAAGTATGATGAGAAGGTATTGGTGAAACTCATCATGAGACATTCGCCAGATCTTCGCAGACTGCTGAACGAGATGCAGAGATATTCTGTTGGTGGAATCATTGATGTTGGAATTCTCAAGGAAATTGGTGATATCAATATTGATGAATTGTCCGATGCAATGAAAAACAAGAATTTTGCTGCTGTCAAGAAATGGGTTGTGGCAAATCTAGACAATGATCAGTCACAGATTTTCCGAAAAATCTATGATGGATTGCAGGAAAAGGTAGTCGCAGATAGCATTCCTAGTCTTGTGCTTATCATATCAGAGTATCAATACAAAGCCGCTTTTGTTGCTGATCACGAAATCAACATGACTGCCTGTATCGTTCAATTGATGATGGAGTGTAATTTCAAATGAACATGAGTGATTGGTTGAATTCCATAAATTATACAAAACAAGATCTTATTTTAGACAATCCGATCTTGGAAAGGGAGTATGTTCCTTTTATTATAAACCGTTCGTTGTCGTATTTTCCCGATACCCTTTTTCATTGCAATGAGATGAATTTTAAACATTTTCTGACAAAGAAAATGCAATACGATTATCTTCGACACGCAGTCCGAAAGAGAAAGAGATTCTCTAAATGGGACAAGAAAATTTCACATTGTGATATGGAATGCGTTAAAAAATACTATGGATATTCCAACAAAAAAGCACTAGAAGTGCTACCTTTGCTTACCAAAGAACAGATAGCCAAGATCAAAACGCATCTCAATACGGGGGGAGTTAATAAGTGATTTTTATACATATTAGTGGTATTTTTACTATTATGGATAATTATCATGGAAAGACACAATATTGATATTTCGGAATTACTTGAAGTTCAATTAAAAGATGAAGAGTCTTTTCTGAAGATAAAAGAAACTTTGACACGAATTGGCGTTTCCTCTAAAAAAGAGAAGAAATTGTACCAATCGTGTCATATTTTACATAAAAGAGGAAAGTATTATATTGTGCATTTCAAAGAACTGTTTCTTCTTGATGGTCTTCCATCTGATATGGATGAGACTGACATTGGCAGAAGAAATACTATTGGAAAATTGCTAGATGAATGGAATCTGCTAACAGTTGTCGATAAGGACAAAATGAATAGCATACTGACACCAATCAATCAAATCAAGATAATCCCTTTCAAGGAAAAAACAGATTGGGAACTTTGTCCTAAATACCACATTGGAAAGGATAAGAAGTAATGGATGCAGGTATATTTGATCTTTATGCAGATTTTGGAACCACCTACTTGGTGAATTTCGAATATAATGACATAGACGATACTTCTATTGATTTAGGAGAAGGTGTTTTGTCCTTTTATGTAAAAAGATCTATTCTCCCATACGATACATATTTTTCTGTACATTCTAATGGCACGATTATCGAAGGTGCTATGCCATTTCCAAATTCCGATACTGG